GTCAAAAGTCCGACAGAGGCTTATAGTTTTCTTGCTGCTAATTTTCCTGATTTAGAAAAATATATGAGTCAACAATATTACACAATAAAAATGAATGGTAATGTTTTAACGGAAGATGAATTAACTTTGCAAAGTGATGGACTTATACAAATAATTCCTGTTGCTACAGGTTCTTTTTTTAATTTTATTTTAGGAGTGGGTAGTTTATTATTTAAATCGGCTGTTCCTGCAAAAATTTTAGGAAGCAGTTTTTTAGCAACTGCTGCAACCTCTGTGTTAACTACTGTTGGAACAAATATGGTTATTGGTGGAGTTACTCAAATGCTTTCACCAACCAAAAACATTACCTCTGGAACAAATAGTGCTTCTGATATAAACAGAAATGATGCAAATTTAAAAGACAGTAATTATAGTTTCAGTGGTATTGCTAATATTAGTCGCGCAGGGGTGACTTTGCCTTTGGTTTATGGTGAAATATTAGTTGGTAGCGTTCTTGTCAGCAATGGCGTTGATACTTCACAAGTAACAAATTAATTATGGTAACACTAGCAAAAGCGCACCCTACACACGACCATCATGGTTACATAACTAATATTGGTTATATCGGTAGAAACCATGTCGGATTTCAAGATACATTATCAAGTAAACAATTTACAACTTTAATAGACGTATTATCTGAAGGTGAAATAGAGGGAAGTGCTACAGCTTCAAAAGCTGGCATAACAAATAAAAGTTCTTTTGCATATTCAAATGCTTTCCTTAAAGATGTTTTTTTAGATGGTACACAAGTTTACCAACAAAACGCACCAAATAACAATGGTGAGCCAACAGCAAGTTTATTAAATTATAAAGGTGTTACTTTTGCCGCAAATTTTGGGACAAGCGATCAGTCACATTTACCAGACGTAACACAAGCACAAACAGAAATATCAGTTGGCACTACAGTCACAGATGACAACCCTGTTACTGTAACTGTTACAAACACACAAGTTAATGCTGTTAATGTCACAGTTGCATTTCCATCTTTCAAGCACATCAATGAAACTGATGGAACTGTTGACGGTACACTTGTTGATATAGATATAAAGCTTATACAAGGAAATGGTGTGACAAGTTTAGAAATACAAGATACAGTAATTGGAAAATCAAATGATGCTTATTTTCGTGACTATTTAATTAATTTTCCAGCAAATGTTGTTTTTCCAGTACAGGTAAGAGTAGAAAGAGACAAACCAGATTCTACAAGTTCATTTTTAATTGACGCATTTTCTTTTCATTCATATACAGAGCTTATATACCAAACAAGAAATTATCCAGATGTAGCTCATACCAAATTAAGGTTTGATTCAAGTATTTCACAAAAAATACCAGCAAGAATGTTTCGTATTCGTGGAATAAAAATAAAAATTCCACATAATGCAACGGTAAATTTAGCTGATGGGAGTATTACATATAGTGGAACATTTAATGGAACATTTAAAGCTACAAAAGAATGGTGTAGTGATCCAGCTTGGATTTTGTACGATATTTTATCAAATGAAAGATATGGGGCTGGAATAGAGGAATCAACTTTAGATCAATATGCTTTTTACTCTGCCTCTGTGTATAACAATGAAAGAGTAGATGATGGAAAAAACGAGGGAACAACTGAGCCTAGATTTTCATGTAATGTCTGTATAAATAATACTTCAGAGGCTTTTAATCTTATTAATCAACTTGCGGCATCAATGAATGTAATGCCTTTCTATTCTGCTGGTTCTATCACAATATCCCAAGACAGACCAACAGACCCATCTTATCAATTTACGCTTGCAAACGTCTTAGAGGGTGGTTTTACATATTCTGGTACAAGTCAAAAAACAAGACACACTGTTTTTAATGTTGCTTACTTTGATATGGACACACGGACAGTTGAATATGAAACTGTTGAGGACACAGCAGCAAATATCACAAAACATGGAAGTTTGGTTAAAAATATTACGGCATTTGCTTGTACTTCAAGAAATCAAGCTAGGAGATTGGGAAGATGGTTTTTACATCATGAACAAAACGCGACAGAAACAGTTGCATTTACAGCTACTGCTGAAGCTGGTGTATTAGTAAGGTGCGGACAAGTCATACAAATATCTGATCCTGTAAAATCTGGTCTACGCAGAGGTGGAAGAATTGTTGCTGGTTCAATTACTGGAATAACTGTAGATGATACAGCAAACACAGCTTTGACTAATTCAAATAATGCACAGCTTTCTGTAATTTTATCTGATGGCACTTTAGAAACCAGACCTGTGCGAACTGATGGAACTGGAATACAAGGATCATCAATAAATGTTTCTACAACTTTCAGTCAAGCACCACCAGCAAATAGTGTATGGGTTTTAGAAACTTCAAATGTTCCTCTTACAACTTGGAGAGTAACATCAGTAAAAGAAGATGGTCTTAATTATCAAATTATTGCTGTTAGCCATAATCTAAGTAAATATGATTCTATTGAAGATGGTTCACCACTAGAAACAAAAACAATTCAGATATTAAATACAATCCCTGAGTCACCAACGCAGTTAGCTGGAACTGAGGAAATAGTAGTTATAAATAATAAAGCAGTAAGTCAATTATCAATTACATGGCAGCCTGTAATAAATGTTGAACGCTATCGTTTGATTTATAGGTTTAATAATGGTAATCCTATCGAGGCAGATGTATCAGGTAGCGATTTTGTTATCAGTAATAGTAAAGTCGGCAAGTATGAAGTAAGGGTTCATAGCTACAACGCTATCGGTGAACCATCAATAAATCCATCAACAATTACAGTGAACACACAAGGCAAAACTGCCCCACCTGATGATCCAAGTAATTTAACGGTAGAACCAATTTCTGAACATTTCTTAAGATTACGATTTAACCCCTCTACCTCGTTAGACGTAATACATGGGGGGTCAGTGGCCATAAGGCATACTTCGAGTGTTAATACAGCTAATAACTCTTTTGCTAATTCTCAAGAGATAATTCCAAAGATAGCTGGTAATTCATCAGAAACTCTTGTCCCAGCACTTTCGGGAACTTACAGTATTAAATTTGTTGATGATGGCGGTAGAAGATCAACTAATGCAGCGAAAATAATCGTTACACAACCTGACCCACAGCCTAATCAAGTAATTATCACAGTAAGAGATGATGATGATAACCCATCATTTCAAGGAAATAAAGTTGGCACTGTTGTAAGCCCAGCTAATGAATTTAATGGCTTGATATTAGACGGAGATCATTCTTTTGATGATATACCAGATATTGATGCTATACCAGCCCCAATCAATGGAGTAGGAGGAATAGATATCTCAGGAAATGTTCGTGGGTTTGGTACTTATGACTTTGCAGCGAAAATTGATTTAGGTGCTATTTTTAACTTAACTTTAAAGAGAATATTTGTTACCAGAGGGCAAAGATTAGATGAATTGATTGATGATGTACTTTTCAATCCATTTTTGCCTAATGAAACTGGTATTGATGGATTAGAAAGTTTTGACGGCACAGAGGCTGAAAATGTAAATGCAAAGCTACTTGTTGCCACAACACTAGCTGGTATGGATCCAAATACCACTGTTCAAGCGACTTATAAACAAGATGATGGTTCTGGAGGAAATGGTACGTTTGTTACTATTTTTAAAGCTGGTCATGGATATTCTGTTGGTGATTTTGTTGAAATTAACTTTACTGCTGACTCTCAAGGCAGAAAACCACAAAACAATTTTTACAGAATTGAACAAAAAGATACAAATGATGCTTTTGTTGTAATTTCTGATCTTACTCAAACAGTTACAAATGGGACTACTTGTTCTTATGGTGCTAGGTTTTCACAGTTCAATACTTTCGCAAACGGTGAATTTACTGCTAGAGGTTTTGCAATAAGGGCTGAACTAGCATCACAAAATATAAATGAAAATATCGTTATTGATGATCTTGGTTTTGAGGCAAGTATCAAAAGAAGAACAGAAACTGTGAATACTGCTATAGCATCTGGAACCTCTGCGAAAACAGTGACTTTTCAAAGTCCATTTTTTGTTGGCACTTCACTTTTAGGCGGTTCAACAAGTGCATTTTTACCATCAATAGGAATAACACTTGAAAATGCTGTCTCAGGTGATTATTTTAAAATTACTTCCATTACAAGCACTCAATTTGTTATCGAGGTTAGAGATGTTAATAATAACTTTAAAAACCTTAATTTCAAATACATTGCAATTGGATATGGTAAAGGTTCTTAAATATTCTATACTTAAAAGAAAAAGGACTAAATAATGGCCGTTCATGATTACGAAATAGACAATCAATCTGGTAGTGCATTTCGAGCAGATTTAAATAATGCACTCAAAGCAGTTAGAACTAATAATTCAACTACAGGAGATCCACCAACAAACTTTCCTTTTCAATGGCACGTTGATAGTGCAACAGGCATAGTAAAAATTAATAATGCTGGCGGTAGCACATTTGTAGATCTTTTTAAAATTGTAAGTAATGACAGTTTGCATTTGCTTTACAACGGATCAAGTGCCGCGCCCTCACTATGTTTTCGTGACGACACGAACACAGGAGTTTTTTCAAGGGTAGATGATGAAATAAATATAACTACAGGTGGTACTGAAAGATTTAGAATCACAGGAGATGGATTTACAAAAGCTACAAATACTGGTGCTGTTCATAGTAATACTGGCTTTCACGAATCATTTACAACAAATAATAATCAACACACTCATGTATTTTCCCATCATGGAAGCACTGCTGGTGAGCAACTTGGCATAAATATAAGAAGTCTAAATGATGGTAATGATACCTTGA